TTCTTCTGAAGTCCATGAATGGATAAAGAAGACTATTGAGGAAGCTGGCCGCCTTTCTAAATCAAGTAGTTGAGAGCCTTATAAGGCTCTTACACTAGGTCGAATTGCCTTTGTACCTGATAAAGGTATGAAGACACGCGTTGTAGCTATCGGAGACGGATTTTCCGCAGCCGCGTTACAACCAGTTCATGACCACTTGATGGCTATTCTTAAGGTTATGCCCACAAGTGCTGCTTTTAAGCAGGACAAAACGTGAGCAACCCTTACCTATCGTACTCTCCACGGTTTATTCTGTGGAAGTTCTGATGCTACAGCATTTACAGACCGGTTTCCAATCGGTCCACAAGCTGCAGTTCTTGAGAATCTAACTGATGCGAAGTTGGCTATACATTGATTAAATGTAATCCAGCGACCTTTCACAGTTCCTGGTCTACGTGACGGCATGATTCGTTACCGAGTCGGTCAGCCCATAGGCTTCCTTTCTTCTTGGCCATTGGCCACGATCACTCACCACGCACTCGTTGAGTTTGCGGCAGAACAGGTTCTATCAGAACGAGCTTTAAAAAGCTTTAAACGTTCAGGTTATTTTATTTTAGGTGACGATGTTGTCATCTTCAATGAACTAGTGTATAACGAATACATAATTCAATGTATCAAGTTAGGACTTGACCTAAATAGTAACAAAAGCACTGTCTCAACACACTGTTGCGAATTTGCAAAACAGCTGTTTTGACGAGGATATCGAGTATCGGCTATTACGCCTTTATCTCTTCTTAAGGTGTCTCATGACCCCTCAAGCGTGCTAGGCCTTTTACAAGAGCTTTCGCGCCTCGGATATAGTTACATCCCAGCAGTACATTTGTTGGATTTGTTTCCAAAGAAACATTGAAAACAATTGATGCCATTTCTCTCTAATCCGGAGACTTTCAACTACAATAAAGAGTTGATCGACTGGAGTGAAGCCCCAATGGGGTTATCACCTAATCAGTACAGTTGGGTCTGGACTCAAAAACAGTTCGCAGAAGCACTTTCCTACGCTTCCTTGCTTATGATTGAGCGAGAGGTTAAGAAGTTACGCTTCTCCGATAAGAGTAAACATAACTTAGTGACCAACAAAATGTGGCATAATATCCAAAAGCTGCAATCTGTTGACCCTAAGGTCGAACCGGCGTACACCCGTGCATTCTATGATACACTGCAAAACTTCGGTAAAGAACTAGCTAAACTTCGGTTTGGGGAAACTTTACATTATGAATATGCGCAGTTCATTAAGCACGTGGGGTCGTTAAACCCCGATATGCATATTGGGAAGGAGCGACGTACCGCAACAAATGAATTAAAAATCCTAATTGAAGCGATAAATCAACTGCAAAACCCAGACAAAAGTCTGGA